AGCGACGGTTATCGGGCGCAGTTCGGTGAGATACCCACCTTCGTCTTCCTTGTTGCCAGTACAACCTCCGAATGTGGGCGTTACCCGGTTGAGATTTTCATGATGGGTGAAGACGCAAAACTGGCAGGTCAGCGGGAATATCGTCGCAATCTGCAAACCCTGGCCGAATGCCTTAATAACGATGAATGGCCTGCTATTAAAACTTTATCACTGCCCCGCTGGGCGAAGGAGAATGCAAATGCCTAAACAGCCACCTATTGCAAAAGCCGACCTGCAAAAAACACAGGGAGCACGCACCCCGACGGCAGTGAAAAATAACAACGATGTGATCAGCTTTATCAACCAGCCCTCCATGAAAGAACAACTGGCGGCGGCCCTGCCCCGCCACATGACAGCGGAACGCATGATCCGGATAGCCACAACGGAAATCCGAAAAGTTCCGGCGCTGGGTGACTGTGACACCATGAGTTTTGTCAGCGCCATCGTTCAGTGTTCCCAGCTTGGGCTGGAGCCCGGCGGCGCGCTCGGTCATGCCTATCTGCTGCCGTTCGGAAACAAAACGAAAAGTCAGGCAAAAAAAACGTTCAGTTAATTATTGGCTACCGGGGAATGATCGACCTTGCCCGCCGTTCCGGACAGATTGCCAGCCTTTCCGCGCGCGTTGTCCGTGAAGGTGACGATTTCAGCTTCGAGTTTGGTCTGGAAGAGAAGCTGGTACACCGTCCGGGTGAGAACGAAGATGCACCGGTTACTCATGTCTATGCCGTTGCCCGCCTTAAAGATGGCGGCACACAGTTTGAGGTAATGACCCGTAAACAGATAGAGCTGGTCCGGGCACAGAGCAAAGCCGGTAACAACGGCCCGTGGGTTACTCACTGGGAGGAAATGGCAAAAAAAACCGCCATACGCCGCCTGTTCAAATACCTGCCTGTATCCATTGAGATCCAGCGCGCGGTATCAATGGACGAAAAGGAGACGCTGACTATCGATCCGGCTGATGCGTCTGTCATCACAGGTGAGTACAGCGTCGTCGAAAACGCTGGCGTGGAAGAGAACGTGACCGCATAACGGAGACTGGCGGTCGCTGACCGCCTGAAATGACATGAGCAATCCATTTTTTATCAAATGCCTCAAAGATACAGAAGGCTGGTGGACTGAAGGCAAGATTTACGAAGCTCGCAGGGTTGCCGGTGGTTTTGCACAGTTTGGTGATGATAACCAACCAAACGGTGAGGACTGGAGCGCTTCTCCGATTCAGTACCGGGAGGATGGTTCGATCCTGTATCAGGTCGGTGGTCTGGATGGTGAAGTCATTTTTGAGGAGGCAGGACAATGAACTTTGCTATCAAACATCCGGCGATCCGTTATCACGGCGGTAAATTCCGGCTGGCATCCTGGATTATTAGCTGTTTTCCGGCGCACCGCTGCTATGTGGAGCCGTTCGGCGGTGGCGCGTCGGTGTTACTGAAAAAAGAGCCATCAGAAGCGGAAGTCTATAACGACCTTGATGGCGACGTGGTAAATCTGTTCCGCGTGCTTCGTAACCCTGAAAGCAGTCAGGCACTTATCGCTGCGTGCGCCCTTACACCGTATTCACGCGAGGAATTTACCCATGCTTATGGACATAGCGAAGACCCGGTAGAACGGGCCCGCCGTCTGGTTGTTCGGGCAACGATGGGCTTCGGCAGCGCAGGTGCCACAAAGGGCAAAACTGGTTTCCGCCTCGATACCCGGCGTAACAGCGCGACTGCTCAGGCTATCTGGGCACGTCAGCCTGATAACCTGGCGGCGGTGGCCAGCCGTTTTACTGGGGTACTTGTCGAGAACCGCGACGCTGTGACATGCATGAAAGACCACGATACACCTTCAACGCTGCATTTTGTTGATCCGCCTTACATACACGATACGCGTGTCGAAGTAGCAAAAAACAGCGCCTACCGCTTCGAAATGACTGATGCGGAACACATCACCCTGCTGGATTGCCTCAGACAGTTAAGCGGCATGGTTATTGTCTGTGGCTACGACAGCAAACTTTATAACGATGCTTTATCAGACTGGAAATGTATTACAAGAACCACGTCTGCTAATGGCCGGGCGGGTTCAGTACAGCGCACAGAATGCCTGTGGATTAATCCGGCAGCACAGAAAAAGGAGACCGGGCTATGTACAAAATAACCGCCATCGTCAAAAAGCCGGGTAATTCCCCGACAAACTGGGTTCGTTTTTCTGACAAAAAAATGAATAAAGCCGAGTGTGAAAAAATGCTGTCCGGCAGAACTGAAGCCGGAAAATCACGCGAAGAGAAAGTCACGCTGGAAGAGTTTAAATGTATTAAGGAATAAAGATCGCCTGCTGAATAATTAATTAACCGTAAAAATGCTTTTAAACACCGCTCACGCGGCGGGATTCGTACAGCCTGAAAACAGGAAAACAGCGTGGAAAAAATATTGTGTTACGCCTTAAACCGCGTCGCCGAACTGGAAAATATGCTGCTGCCGGCAATTCCGGAAACCGTCTGGCCTGCTGAGGTGGAGCTTATTTTTTCCCGTACTGAAGGGGCCGGAGATTTGCCGGCACATCACCAGCACAGACTGAAGCACCACATTAACCGTATGTGGCTGGAGCGACTGCCTGTCCCGTCAATTGTTACCGCCGCTGAGGTGTTGTGTAAGGAAATGGAGAAACACGCGTGAATAACGAAATCATTGTGGATAATTTTGCTGGTGGTGGTGGCGCCAGTACCGGAATAGAAATGGCGACCGGGCGCAGCGTTGATATTGCCATCAACCACGACCCGAATGCTGTTGCAATGCATACAACTAATCATCCCGACACGCTGCATTATTGTGAGTCGGTTTTTACCGTTAAACCCAAAATAGTTACTGCTGGCCGTCCCGTCGCGCTGGCGTGGTTTTCTCCAGATTGCCGCCACTTTTCTAAAGCTAAAGGAGCTAAACCTGTCGAGAAAGCGATCCGCGGACTGGCTTGGGTGGTATTGCGCTGGGGGCTGGATGTTGAGCCGCGGGTAATGAAACTGGAGAACGTCGAAGAGTTTAAAACGTGGGGGCCATTATTACGCGAAATGCCATTCATCAGTCACGCGGATCGCTTCCTTGATGAATTTATTGGCCCACCTGAGCCAGTTGAACAGCGTCCTGATCCGGCGCGTATCGGTGAGACCTTTAACGCCTTTGTCGCAATGTTGACGACAGGTATTTCTGCATCACATCCGGCGCTGGCTGAATGTTGTGAGTTTCTGAATATTTCGCTTGATAGCAAGGATGCCGCACGGCTGGTTAAAGGTCTGGGCTATGTCGTTGAGTATCGCGAACTGCGCGCCTGCGACTATGGCGCACCAACAATCAGAAAACGTTTCTTTATGGTCATGCGCCGCGATGGTAAGCCAATTGTGTGGCCGGAACCGACGCATGGGGATCCTAAATCTCCGGCGGTTCAATCGGGCAGGCTGGCACCGTGGCGTACAGCTGCGGAGTGTATCGACTGGACAATTCCGGCCCCATCGATATTCGAACGTAAAAAGCCGCTGGCTGAAAATACCCTGAAGCGCATCGCGCGCGGCATCCAGCGATTCGTTATCGACAGCGTGTCGCCGTTCATCGTGAAGTGCAATCACACCACGACCAAAGGGAAATACGACTGTTTCCGAGGTCAAGCGCTGGGCGAACCTTTGCAGACCATTACCAAAACCCACGGCTACGCGTTAGCCGTTCCACATTTGACAAAATTCCGTACCGGCGCTATGGGGCAAAATGTCACAGCCCCCGCGCCCACCATCACCGCAGGCACATCGACGCGACCGGGTGGAAACGGTCATGCCCTGGGTATTGTTGAGGCCGCATTAACACCTTTTCTGGCTGGTAATGGTGGCAGCGAGTACCAGGCAAAACCGAGACCGCTGGATAAACCCGCGCATACCATTCTGAAACAGTCCCGCGCCTGCCTGGTCGCCCCGGTCATTACCCGCCAGTTCGGGGCCAGTATTGGTCATCGGGCAGACGAACCGGGCGCCACTGTCACCGCTGGCGGTGGCGGGAAAAGCCAGTTAACGACCGCCACGCTTATTCAGATGGGCTATGGAGAACGTCCCGGCCAACAGCCTCGCGTACTCCAGCTCGGAAAACCGCTGGGCACGGTCACTGCCGGCGGCGGTAAGTTTGCTATCACCAGCGCATTCCTGGCGAAACACTACGGTGGGAAGTATACGGGGCCAGGTATAGGACTGGAGGAACCTGCGCACTCAATAACAACTGTCGATCATCACGCTGTTGTATCCGCGCACCTTATGGTCAATAACACAGGACATGCTGGCGGCGCTGCTGATTCACCTGCTCACACAGTAACAACGGGAAATCATCATGCAATTCTGGCATCCCACCTGGTCAAATTGCGCGGCACCTGCCGGGATGGTCAACGTGTTGACGAGCCGATGCCGACGGTCACGGCAGGAGGCCTGCATGTAGGTAATATCGAGACCAGCCTGGCTGTCGATGAGTACGACGAAGAACGCGCACAACAGGTACTGGCGTTCCTGCGGAAATATTGCGGAGAAAACTGCACTGGTCTGGTCACTGTCGGCGGAGTGGTTTACCGCATCGTAGATATCGGAATGCGGATGCTGCAACCGCGCGAACTCTACCGCGCCCAGGGATTTCCGGACTGGTACATCATTGAGCATGATTTTCGTGGTGTGAAATATGCGAAGGACAAGCAAGTAGCGCGCTGTGGTAATGCCGTTCCGCCGCAGTTTGCTGAGGCGCTGGTGCGTGCGAATCTGCCGGAATTGTGCGTCAACGGGGAGGGAATTGCAGCATGAAGAAGCCTGTCTGTATGTTCTGCGGCGCCCCGGCCACCCTGCTTTGTGACGGGATCATCGGATGGGATGCCGATGAGGATGAACACGGGCACATGACAAAATGTCGTGCCATGTTCACCTGCGATGCGCCCGTGTGCCGGAACTGCGCTACATGGCATGGCAACATATTTTTCGATGGAAAGATCCGGATGATGGACACACGCGACCTTTGCCCCCTGTGCCAGAAGTTACACGAAGCCGGCGAATCCATACGCGTTGCAGACCACCGGAAAAACTCCGCCCTGCCGCACCCCTGCCTGACTGAAGAGCAGGCTGACAGGATACGCGCCGCGCATTGGGCAGGATTTACAGGACGGCGCGCCGGAGATGTAAAAGTTTTACCGGGCGGCGGTCAGCAGTCCTTTAAATTTTATCCTGATCATTGATGTTCAACCCTGACCGACCGCCACACCGTATAGTTGGCGGCGGTCATGAAGTAAAGAGACATGACCAATGTATGATCTGACGTTATCACCAGACGAAGTTCGGGAGATCACCGGGTATAAGCGTTATACAGAACAGCAGCAACAGTTGCGTTGTCACGGCATCCCTTTTACAACCGGGAAAAGAAACCAACCGATTGTTCTTCGCAAATACCTGCGGCAGCCTTTAGAACCACTGCCAAAAATATCAGAATTCATCTCTCCTGAGCCAGATTTCGGAGCACTGGACAATGGCAAGACCGCGTAAATATGTGAAAGACAAACGATTACCGCCCAATGTTTACTACAATAAATACAGCTATTTCTGGAAGCCTAAAAATAACCAGACATGCATCACGCTGGCCCCAATTAAAGGTACAAGCATGGCTGTATTGTGGCAGAAATATGAGGCAAAAAAAGCTGAACATAATAACGTAATGACGGTATCCAGATTATGGCATCTGTTTCTTGATTCACCGGCATTTACCGAGCTGGCGCCACGAACTCAAAAAGACTATCACCAGCACCAGCGTAAGCTGCTGGCTGTTTTTGGAAAAATGCGTGCGGATACGGTAAAAACAGAACACATAAGAATTTTTATGGACAAGAGAGGGCTGGAAAGTAAGACCCAGGCTAATCACGAACTCGCGAGTCTTAGCCGTGTTTACGGATGGGGATTTGAACGTGGATATGTGAAGGGCAATCCCTGCAAAGGGGTGCGTAAATTTACCTCGAAGCCACGTACCGTCTACATCAGCGATGAGCAATATGCGGCAATTTATGACGAAGCCACACCTGCATTACGCGTTGCGATGGAGGTTTCATATCTGTGCGCCGCCCGTCAGGGGGACGTTCTGGAGATGGTCTGGGGAGATGTGATGGACGCTGGTTTATTTATTGAGCAGAACAAAACCGGGACGAAACAAATTAAGGAGTGGTCTCCTCGCCTTCGTTCCGCTTTTCAACTCGCGAGAAATACTATGGGCGAAAACGGGAAATATGTCATTACTAACTCTAACGGCGAAAAAGTAACGAGCAGGACGATTAATAAATGGTGGGATAAAGCAAAAAAAGCCGCGGAGCAAAAAGCCGGGGTTCCTTTTGGATGCACCTTCCATGATATCAAAGCGAAAGCCATTTCTGACTATGAAGGCAGTAGTCGTGATAAACAGCTTTTCTCCGGTCACCGTACAGAAAGTCAGGTACTGACTTATGATCGAAAAGTGAAGGTCACACCGACGCTGGACATACCGCTTTTGTCAGTCAACTCATGAAAAAACAGTCCGTTTTTTCGGGAAATATTCTAACAGTATTTTCTAACTATATTCTAAGCGCCCAAAAAACAAAGGGGCTACCTTTCGGTAACCCCTTGTTTAATCTGGCGGAAGCGCAGAGATTCGAACTCTGGAACCCTTTCGGGTCGCCGGTTTTCAAGACCGGTGCCTTCAACCGCTCGGCCACACTTCCGGAATGA